GACCCCAAGCGAGAAGTCGAAGAAATAACCCAAACCCTCACGTCGCTTCGCTCCGGGTGATCGCCATGCTCGGAACGGGTGATCGGCTTGCGTCGGAATCAATGATCGACTCGGCCGGTATACGCAGACAGAGAACCAGGTGGAACTCGTCGCTACAGCGCTGGAGGTGATCCACCAGCACCAGGAAGAGCACGGGTGCAACGGCACCTTGTTCGCGGTGGCGGGCTCTGCATGAGAGGCGGCAAACGAGCCGGCGCCGGCAGACCTCGAGCACCAGGCGAAAGCCTCGAGGCCGCTCGGCGCCGGCTGGCGAGGGCGAATGCCGATCGGCGCGAGCTCGAGGTGCGACGGCTGCGAGGTGAACTCCTCGACGCCGACGCCACGGCGCGGGCATGGGCGACGCTCGCCCGCGACGTGCGGGCCGCCGTGCTCGCCGTACCGGGGCGCGTGGCGACGGCGCTGCCGCACCTGACACCGACCGACATCGACACCATCGACCGCGAGATCCGCGCGGCGCTCGTCGGCCTCGGAGCGCCCGCCTGACCCTCGACGAGCTCGTCTGCGCGACCCGCGCCGTCTTCGTCCCGGCGACCCGTCGGCCGCTCGCCGACTTCATCGAGGGCGAGCTCGTCTTGCCGTCGGCGTCGTCGGCGACTCCGGGTAAGGTCGTGCTGTACCCGTACCAGCGCGGATGGTGCGACGCGTTCGACGATCCGTCGATTGCGCGCATCACGGTGCAGAAATCCGCGCGCGTCGGCTACTCGACGTGGCTCGTCGGCACCTGTCTGTACGACGCCACCGAAGACCCGCTTGCACAATTGGTGGTGCTCCCGACCGAACATGACGCGCGCGACTTCATCGTGAGCGAGCTCGAGCCCGTCGCCAACGCAACCCCCGCATGCCGGGGGCGACTCCGCATCATGACCGACCCGGACGGCGAGCGGGTCCGGTCGACCGTAACGCATCTCATCTACGCCGGCGGTTCGATGAAGGTCATTGCCGGCACGGCGCCGAGGAACTATCGCCGGCACACGGCGCAGCACGCGAAGCTCGATGAAGTGGACGCGCTCGCCGTCACCCTCGAGGGCGACCCCGTCTTGCTCGCCGAGAAGCGCACCCTCAGCTTCCCCCGGCGGAAGATCATCGTCGGCAGCACGCCGACCGACGCCGCGACGTCACATGTGGTGCGCCGCTATGCCGCCTCCGACCAGCGCGTTTTTGAGCTCCCGTGTCCCGCGTGCGGCGCCTACTTCGAGCTCCGATGGCGGCACATCGCGTGGGAGAACCGCGACCCGGCGACGGCGCATGCGCGCTGCCCGGCGTGCGACGCGCGCATCGACGAGACGGCGAAGCCGGCGATGGTCGCCGCGGGCCGCTGGCGTGCGACCCGGCCCGATGTCGTCGGCCATGCCGGCTTCAAGATTTCGGCGCTCGTGTCGTTGCTCGCGAATGCGTCATGGCCGAACCTCGTGGCCGAGTTTCTCGACGCGCAGGACGACAGCGACCGGCTCAAGGTCTGGACGAACACGCTCATGGGCGAGGCGTGGGCCGACGACGCGACCGAGGTGGACGAGCGCGCGCTCGCGGCGCGTGTCGAGCCGCTCGGCCTCGACCGCATGCCGGCGGCCGTGCTCACGTTGACGGCCGGCGTCGACCTGGCCGACGACCGGCTCGAAATCAGCGTGCTCGGCTGGTCGCGGTCCGAGGCCTTCATCCTCGCCCATCATGTCGTGTGGGGCGCCGTCGGCGAGGACGCGACGTGGCGCGAGCTCGACGCGTTCCTGCGGGCGACGTGGACGCATCCGTCCGGGCACGAGATCGGCCTTGACGCCGTCATCGTCGACTCGGGGAACTGGACGTCGGCCGTGTACGGCTTCTGTCACCCGCGCATGAACCGGCGCATCTTCGCCGGCAAAGGCGTCTCCGGGTCGCGGCCGATGATTGAGCCGTCCCGCGGCAAGGTGCGTGGCGGCCGGCTCATGATCCTCGGCGTCGACACCATCAAGGGCGCCGTCATGGACCGACTACACCGCGCGCGTGGTCTGCGGTTCAGCGACTCGCTTTCGGCGTCGTACTTCGAACAGCTCGCCAGCGAGCGGAAGATCGTGCGACGCGTCCGCGGGCAACCGGTGTGGCGCTTCGAGCGCAAGCCGGGGGCGCTCGCCGAGGCGCTCGATACGGTCGTGTACGCGTGGGCCGCACGCCAGCTCGCGACCGTGAGCCTCGAGACGCGCGAGGCGACGCTGCGGGACGGGCTCCCGGCACCGACCACGGCAACGGCCGTCGCATCGCCGTGGGTATCGGCATGGTAAACGTATGCGTATCGTATTCGTGCTCTTGACAGTGACACTGTTTCTGCTACTGACAACCTAGGGGAATTGGGTGGCGCGGTTGTTGTCTGAACGGTTGCGGCGTTGGTTGCCGACCTCGATGCAGACCCGGCGTTTCGATGCCGCGGCGGGCGGCCGACGCTGGCAAGGTTCCCAGACCTTCGGCAACATCAACTCTGAGATCGGCGCCGCGGCTGGCCCGGTCCGTCGGCGCGCTTCGTACTTTGCACGCAACTCGGTCTGGTTGAGCAATGGCATTGCGGCCCTCGTAACGGGCGCGGTTGGCGCCGGCATCAAACCGCAGAGCCAGCATCACGACCGTGCCGTCCGCGACGTGCTGCATCGTGCGTGGCGGACGTGGACGCCTGACGCGGACGCGGACGGCCTCACCGACTTCTACGGACAGCAAGCGCTCGCCGTTCGTTCCCTTATCGAGACCGGCGAGACGTTCGCGCGCCTGATCCGCACGCCCGCCGGGCTTCGCGTCCAACTTCTCGACCCCGACATGGTCCCGCTCGACGAGACCAGGGAGCTCGGCAACGGCCGGCGCATCATCCAGGGCATCGAGCTCGCCGACGACGGCCGACGGCTGGCGTATTGGGTGCATCGCACCCGCCCGGACATTCCGTCGTTCAACAGCGAGCTCGTGCGCGTGCCCGCGGACGCGATGGCGCACCTATTCGAGCCTGTTGCTTGCGGGCAGCTCCGCGGCATCAGTCGCACCGCCTCGCTGCTCTTGCGCCTCCACGAGATCGACCTGTGGGAAGACAGTGCCCTTGTCCGACAGAAAACCGCCGCGTTGTTCGCCGGCTTCATCACCGATCCGAACGGCAGCGCCTTCACGGGCGAGACCACAGCACCCGGCGTGATGACGACCGGCCTCGAGCCGGGAACGTTGAAGGTACTTCCCCCGGGAACCGACATCCGCTTTTCCGAACCGGCGCAGATGGGCGATGCGGTCGACTTTCTGAAAATGCAGTTGCGTTCCATCTCCGCGGGGCTCGGTTGTCCTGAACATCTCGTCACGAACGATTTGAGCGCTGCGAACTACAGCTCGTTGCGGGCCGGCCTGATTGAGTTTCGCGCGAGACTGGAACAGCTCCAGCATCACGTCATCGTGCCGATGCTGCTGCGGCCGATCTGGCGCGCTTTCGTGCTCGGCGAAGTACTCGCCGACCGACTCGCCGGCGACGTCGAAGAACTCCTGCAAGTGGAGTGGATCACACCCGCGCAACCGTGGGTCGATCCGCTCAAAGATAGCCAGGCGAGTCGCGAGGCGCTCGCCGCGGGCCTCACCAGTCGCCGCCGGGAAGTGGCTGCGCTCGGCTGGGACATCGAGCAACTCGACGCCGAGATCGCCGCCGACCAGGCACGCGAACGCGACCTCGGCTTGCGGTTCGAGACCGGCGCGACCCCACAGCCGGCACCACCCCAACCGCTCCGCGTGGTGCCGCATGCCGCCTGAGCCCCTCGTGAAGATCCTCTGCACCCGACGCGCGGCGTTCTCGCCGACCTCGATTGACGAGGCGACCCGCACCGTCAACGTCACCTTCAGCACGGGCGCCCCTGTCCGCCGCCGGGACGCGGCCGGACCCTATGACGAACGGCTGTCACTCGATCCGGCGGCCGTCGACCTCGCCCAATTCATCGGCGCCCCCGTGCTCGACGGGCATCGTCAGGACAGCGTCGACCAGGTGCTCGGCGTCGTCATCGCCGCGCACGTCGACGGGCGCACGGGGCATGCCACGATTCAGCTCTCCGAGCGCGCCGAACCGATCTGGAAAGACATCCGAGCCGGCATCCTGCGATCCGTCTCCGTCGGCTACACCGTCGAAGCCTGGAAGGACACCCGCGGCGCCGATGGGCTCCGCGTCCGCACGGCCGTCCGTTGGACCCCCAAGGAATTGTCACTTGTCGCGATCCCGGCAGACGTCGGCGCGACCACACGAGGAGAACCCATGCCTACGACACCCGTAGAAATTCCGATCACCCCGGCACCGCCGGAAATCCCGATCGTGCCGCCCGTGCCCGAGCTCGCAACCCGGCATGCCGAGATTCGCCGGCTTGTCCGTGCCGCGAACCTCGAGCACGCCGTGGCCGACCAGCTCATCGACCGCGGCGCGAGTCTCGACGACGCGCGCCGGGAGCTCCTCGACACGATCACGGCGCAGCCGATCACCGTGCGTCACCAGCGCATCGAGATCGGCGAGCGGCACGACGCGCCCGAGAAGCTCATCGAGCGCATGAGCGAGGCGCTGCACTGCCGCGTCAGTGGTGGTGCGCCGAGCGAGGCCGCGCGGCCGTACCTCCATCGCCGCCTCGTCGACCTGGCCGGCGATCTGCTCACGAGCCGCGGCGAACGGGTCGGGATGCTCTCGCCCGACACGATCTTGACGCGGGCGATGCACGGAACCGGCGACTTTCCAACCTTGCTGACCGGCACCGGGACGCGCATCCTGCTCGCGGCCTACGAGGCCGCGCCGAATCCGCTCCGCAGTCTCGCCCGACGCACGACCGTCAACGACTTCCGCACCAAAACGATCGTCAAGTTGAGCGAGGCTCCGAAGTTGCTCGAGGTGAACGAGCACGGCGAGATCCACCACGGCACCCGCGGCGAGGCGAAAGAGGCGTACAGCATCAAGACGTTCGCCCGCATCTTCGCGTTGAGCCGAAACGCCGTCATCAACGACGACCTCGGGGCATTTTCTGATTTTTCGAGAGCGGCGGGCCGCGCGGCGGCCGAGACCGAGGCCGACGTCTTGACGGCGCTCCTGACCGCCAACGCCGGGGCCGGCGTCACCCTCGACGATACCAAGGCGCTGTTTCACACCGACCACGGCAACCTCGCCGCGTCCGGGACCGTCATCGACGTCGCCGCGCTCTCGGCCGCGCGGCTCGCGATGCGCTCGCAGACGGGCCTCGACGGCGTGACGAAGGTCAACGCCGTTCCCAAGTACCTGCTGGTCTCGGCCACGAAAGAAACCTCGGCAGAGCAAGTGCTGTCCACACTCGCCGCGGCGACCGTCGCGACCGTCAATCCGTGGTCGGGCCGGCTCGAGCTCCTCGTGGAGCCGCGGCTGTCAGGAAACGGCTGGTATGTCTTCGCCGATCCGGGCACGCTGCCGGTGCTCGAATACAGCTATTTGAGCTCGGCGCAGGGGCCGCAGATGGCGAGCCGCGAAGGCTGGGACACGCTCGGGGTAGAATTCAGGGTGCTTTTGGACTTCGGGGCGGGCGCGCTCGACTACCGCGGCGCCTACCGCAACGCGGGCGCGTAACCGATGGCGCTCGACCTCGAAACGCTAGACGCGCAGCTTGACCGGCTCCGCACGGCGCGGGCCTCTGGCGTCAGTCGCGTTGTCATCGACGGCATCGAGACCGCCTACAAGACGGACGCCGAAATGTCGGCGGCCGAGGCCGCGCTCGTCAACCGCATTGCCGCCCTCACCGGCGCGGCCGTTCACACCATCAGGATAACGGCTTCGAAAGGACTCGACACATGAAGACCTTCATTCAGACCGGCGACACCCTCACCCTCGCCGCGCCCTACGATGTCGCCGCGGGGGCCGCCTTCCAGGTCGGCAGCATCATCGCCATCGCGACCAGCGCCGCGCTGTCCACGGCCACCGTGGAAGGCCTCACGGTCGGCGTCGTCGACGTCGCCAAGGTCAGCACCGAGGCCTGGACGGTCGGGCTCCCGATCTACTGGGACGACTCGGCGAAGCTCATGACCTCCGACGACGACACCAACGCCAACCCGCTCGCGGGCGTGGCGGTCGCCGTCGCGGCGAACCCGTCGGCGACCGGCCGCGTCCGCTTGAACGGCACGTTCAGCTAGATCCGCTCGCGCCGGGTGCCATGACCCGGCGTTGCCCGTCCGCGTCGTTCGTCCTTGTCCGGCGCGGGCGGGCCTCCTCTCGGCTCGCCGGAATCCGCCGGTGGGGCGCGCGCATCGCGGGTGCTCGTCGACCCCGTTACCGGCGGGCATCGGCGATGCGTGGCGGCGCTCCGAACTTCGACACCGGCGGACTACGCCGTCGGTCACGGGACGCGCCGCGCATTCCCGGCGCTGGACGGGGCGGCGCTCCCGCGTTTTCGCTCACGCAAAAAAAGTGTTGGGACCAGTGTTGGGACTCGGACGGCGAAACCAGGGGAATTGTGGGGAACGACGGGGAATCAGCAAAGCCGCTGTAGGCCTTGTGCCGCAAGGGTTTGCGAGCGATTTCGCGGACTCCCGAAGAGACGGTTTCGCAGTTTTCAAGACCGGTGCCTTCAACCGCTCGGCCACCCCTCCGTGGCGGGCAACCTAGCGGATCTCGGATCGGGGCGACACCTCACCCCGACCGGGTCG